AAGTAAGCTCTGAGCTTCTTGCAGACGAAGGTGTTGATATAGAAGCTTTCCTAGCAAATGACGCAGGTCGTGCTTTAGGAAATGGTGCAGGTGCTGACTTCGCAATTGCAAATGGTTCATCAAAACCAAATGGCGTTATGAACGCTGCTGGAACTGGTGTCACTTGTGCAAGTGCTACAGCAATCACATCTGATGAGGTTATTGACCTCTATCACAGTGTTACTGCTCCATATAGAGATAATGGTGCTTGGATAATGAATGATGCTACTTTGAAAGAAGTTAGACAACTCAAAGATTCCAACAACCAATACCTATGGCAGCCTTCACTTCAATTAGGAAACCCAGCAACATTATTGGGTGCGCCAGTCGCAACTGATAGCAATATCGAGACAATCGCTACTGCTAAAAAAGTAATGGCTTGGGGAGATATGTCCAAATACTACATTCGTGAAGTAAATGGCATCCAAGTTGATAGAAGCGTTGACTATGCGTTCGCTAATGACTTAGTAACTTTCAGATTCATATATAGAGCTGATGGCGACTTGTTAGATACAAATGCAGTCAAAAGAATGGTTATGGGCTAATCCCCTACATCATTCTATTTTTGTCAGGCAACTGATGAAAGGTCTTTGTCCAGCAATGGACACTGACTGGAATACTTGAAGGGTTTCCAAAATCCTTCACTATCCGACTCTTCGAGTGTTCCAGTGAGTAATAAGAGGAGAAAAATGAAAATCAAACTACTCGTGGATATGTCAGGTCTATACAATGGCAGTCCAATTCCAAAAAAAGGCGAAACTTGGGAAACAGACAAGAATAACGCAGTTGACCTTATTGAAAAAGGTTGGGCTGAAGCTATCAAGTCTGCTCCTAAAAAAACTGCCTCAGCTAAAGCTGGAAAAGAAAAAAGTTAATGCCTTATACCAAAAAAGGCAAAAAGAAGAAATCTAAATCCAAACCTAATAGGAAGTAATAATGATTGGCTATCAATTAGCACAAGGCACTGGACATATACCTAAAGACACAAGAGGTCGTATTGCTGTAAAAGCTTTTGTCGATGGAACTCTTACTGACGCAGCAGGCTCAGTAACAGTAACTGTTACCGATGAAGGTGGTACAACTATCATCAATGCACAGACAGCAACCAAAGACTCAACTGGTCTTTATTATTATGACATTGGAATTGCTAACACAGCAGATGTCAATAAGTTATATGCTGTATGGACTGGAACTTGGGAAACTGTAACGCAGAAACTAAGAACCACCCACGAAGTTATAGGATTTCCTATATTTAGTGAAGCCTCAGCTAGAAGTTTTGATGTATCTCAGTTGGCATCAGCCACTGACTATACTGATGAAGCCATTCTTGACGAAAGACAAAAAATAACTGATTTACTTGAACAGTGGACTGGTGTTTCTTGGGTTAGTAGATATAACAGAGTAAAACTTGAAGGCGAAGGCGATAGGATTATCTCCCCTCCTAGTTTTCACATAACAAAAATATTATCTTGTACAGTACTTGGAGAAAGCATTGCGACATCGAACTTTGAAATTGATAACAATGCTGGATTCATCCACAGAACCGATGGATTCTTTGAGAAGCCAACAAGTGCATTTCCTCTTCCAGTGGTTATTGAATACGAATATGGATGGGAATACATCAGAAATGGTGTGGACAGAATTGGACTAAAACTTCTTGTAGATAGAATCGTTTCCTCGAATATTCCTGACAGGGCTACTTCGTTTAACGATGAACTTGGAAATATCGCTCTTGTAACACAAGGTGGTGGGTTAAAAAATCCGACAAGAATCCCAGAGGTTAATCAATGGATAGAAGAAAACTCTGAAAAGGTCTTTGGAGTCTAAATGGCTATCAACTCACAAATCAAAATACTTAGAGATAACCTAACAACACAAATTGGTGCTAGAGCTGCTCTTTCAGGTGTAAAAGTGTTCAAGTTTCCACCAGCTGATGAAGCTCCTAAAACTGAGATGATATTTCTAGCAGATGGTTCTTCAAGTATGGATTTTGAGACATTTGGCAAGGTATATGAAGAGAATCTTGATATGACTATCTTTTGTTATGCCTTGAAAGCTGGAGCTGGCGATGCTGTCGCAGCTGCTGCAAGAGATAGAGCGTTAGAACTCGCTCAAGAAATTATAGATGAACTAGCTGATGACTCCACAATAAATGGAGCTGTACTGGTTTCAAGAGTTAGAAGTTTCAGTGAAGAGAATGGATTATCTGATGAAGGTAGATTTTGTCAGATAGAAATTCAAGTAGAAGCTGAAGCAATACTATCGGAGTAAATAATGGCTAATAAAAAAATCAAATACTTTGCAAAAGTAGATTTGAATATCAAAGACAAAGATTTCCCAGCAGGAACTGAAATCACTGTCAAACAACCACCTCGATGGATGGTTGAACAAGAACTTATAGTTCCTGAACATAAATTGAAAGAAGAGGAAGAATAATGGCATTCATTGCAGGAAAAAACTCAGGTGTTCTATTTGGAGCATTCGACCTCACAAGTTATTTCAATAATTTTTCATTTTCAAGAGATATGAATGCGATATCGACAACAATGTTTGGCGATGATAACGAATCTTATATAGAGGGTATATCTACAGCAAACCTTGATATCTCAGGTCTATTCGATGGTTCTACTGACGCAGTTGACGAAGAACTCACTAATGCTTTTTCAACAGCTACAGCTACCCCATTAACAGTTTTTCAAAATGGAACTACAGCAGGAGAACCTTGTGTTGTTTTGAACTCAAAAATTCAGAGCTACACAATTGACTCTTCTGTGAGTGAAGCTGTTGGAGTCTCTTCAACATTCACTGGAGATAATTTTGGAAGAGGTTTGAGCTTATATGCTCTAACTAACACAAGTGCGACAGCTACTACTACAGCTGTTGACTTTGGTTCATCAACAACATTTGGTGGACAAGCCTTTCTACATTGCACAGCTGACAGCTCTGCCAACATTGCAGTTAAATTGCAATCTAGTGCAGATAACGCTTCGTTTGCTGATGTCACTGGAGGAAGTTTTACAGCTATCACTGGAACAACATCAGAAAGAATTGCTCCAACTGGCACTATCAATAGATATGTCAGATTAGTCATCACTGTCACAGGTGGTGCTGCAACCTTTCAAGTTTCGTTTAGCCCAAACAAGAAGTAATCAAATATATAACTATTAGGAGAAAATAATGGCATTCATTGCAGGAAAAGATTCAGCAATAACAATCGATGGCACAGCTCTCACTAGCTATGTAGATTCAATGTCTCTCAGTCGTGATGTTAATACATTAACTGTCACATCCTTTGGAGATGATAACGAAGCCTACATCGCTTCAGTAGCTGGATTCAATATGGACATAAGTGGTTCATTTGATAGCACAGCTGATGCAGCTATCGCTGGAATGTTTGATGGTGCTTCAGTCGCTTTTGACTTTAGACCAAATGACACTTCAGGACTACCTAAATACACAGGCAATGCACTTATCACTAACTACACAATTGACAGCTCAGCTTCAGACAAAGTCTCATTCTCAGCTTCATTGTTAGTAACTGGTGCGCTCACAAGAGCAACAATTAGCTAGTGTCAAAGAGGTCTCGACTAAAAAGCAAAATCAAGGGACTTGATACTCTAATTGAAGTATCAGGAGTTGATATTGCCTTTCAAGTCAAGCTAATTGACCAGTTAGGAAAAGAAGCAACCGACCTCTACAAACAATTCAATCAAAACTTCGGTCAGATAGTAGTTAGTGACATCAAGTCAAAACTACCAAAAGACTCAGGAGCATTAGCTAGCTCTGTTCGTTCAGCAAAACTCAAAGCAGGTGTTGTTGTCCGAGTTGGAACTCCAGCTAAGCATCCTTATGCAAGATTGGTTGAGTTCGGTGGATTCAATCCCTATGGAACAACTATAAGAAAATCTGTAGGAACAAAAAAGTTTGGAGCGTCTGCGTCTCTAAAAGTTAGAAATCCATTGAAAAGAAAATTGTGGAAACCACAACGAAAAGAAGGTTATTTTATCTTCCCTGTCGTTGCTGAGAAGCTGCCACAACTACAAGCAGACTACATAAAACAATTAGATAAATTAGTAGGAAGACTCTATGGCAAGGCTGAAGCCTCCATCCTTCCTTCTAAATTGAAATAGAGGACATATGTCAGAAAATAACGAATATCCAGTCATTGTGATTGGAGAAAAACAATATCTGTTGGACTATTCAGATATCACTGGTCTTGAGTGGAGAGAGATAAAAAAACTCACAAAGCTCGGAGCAATGGAGGCAATAGGACAAGCGTCAATGCTTGATATGGAAGTTCTAGGAGCTTTGGTGTTTATTATCGCTAAACGCGAAGATAAAACAATAAAGTTCAATGATGTCTTAGGTCAGCTGAATATTAATTCAGTCAAGACACAAGACGAACTAGATGAAGACATCCCAAAAGCCTAAGGGCAGAATGGCGAAAAAGTCTTCCTGCCCTAAC